TTACGCCATTACACGCCGAATGATTTTGAAGGCAAAAGCGATTGCCATCGGAACAAGAGCAACAACGAGAGCAGCAGTAGCAATGCCACCAAGGCCAGTCACCATTGTAGTAACGTCGGCAATTGGATCGGCCTTAGCAGGCTGAACAGCAATCAAAGAAGCTCCGACGACAGCACCACCGGCGATCGTGTATTGGGCAACGCTCTGAGCCTTGCGGATCTTTGCTTCATTAGCGAACTGAGTATCTAAATTATCAAGAACTGAATAGTTAGTCATGGAAACCACTGTAGTTTGTAGGATGAGCTGAAGCGTATCTAGTCCGGAGAACCCCGGACCCCATGCAAAGTAATCATGAGGAGTACTTCCTAAGTAAGAAACCGAAAAGGGCGGCGACCGCAGTAAGGGCAACCAATCCGCCACCAAGATCCAAGGCCCAGGTACTAGCAGCAGTAAAAGGAGCAAGCAGAGTATCGGGAGAGACAACACTAGAAGCGGAACCTTGAGCAAGCAGCATGTTAGGTGTCCTGAAAATGCAATGCGATATCATTTAAGAACAAACGCTTTGACAATAGCACCAGCGAGAACAATAGAAAGGCAAGCGGTAACGAAGGTGATCGAAACGGGCATGAACTTATCGGATACAGTCTTATAAATTGTGTCCGTCTTAGGCCAATCAATAGAAACCGAAGTTAGAAACAATTGAACAAGAGGGACATGCATAAGTTAAAAACTCCGAATTCGACAAGTTTCGCGAAAACCATCACTAAATCAATATCAGGAGACATTACATACCTCGATAAATTGAACGAACAATACGAAGCGGGAGCGCTATCCCATAAAAGGCAATTACAGGCTTATAGCAAAGATTAATGAAATCAATAAACTGGATAGTAGTCATTTGTTAGGCAGCGGAGGAAGCGCAGTATAACCTAGCTTATTTTTCTTAGATTCCTTATCATATTGGGCAGTAACTAACCATCTAAGAGAGTGAATTTTATTAACCTCCAAGGAGTTAAGGATTGATAGTTGTTCCACGTCGTCCGCTTTTACCCACTTTTTAAAGTTTGGTTTGTCGGGAAGTTGCTCAATGCTGAACGACGCAGCAGCTTCTGGAAAGTAAACGGGTCGAACAAAACCAAATACAATGAAATCAGTAGAATCTGTGCTTGTTTTAGAAGCAATACTTGATTTCTCACTGCCTAAGTATTTGGCGGGAAAAGAAACGAGATCAGCCATTATAAATCACATGATTATTGTATAAAGTAAAAGGGCTAGAACGAGTGCTACGACTGCGTTTAGTGCCTTATTTCCTATTCCTTAAGAATACACTATATCATCCGATTTGTATATACGTGGAATAGCTTAATTTATAAATGAAGGTGTTATGAAGTAAATAAAAAGTCTACGTGAATTAATCAAATGTTATAGGCGAATACTTTTTTTCTCGCAGGGCGCCGATCTGTCAAACAAACGACAACGACCCCGTTTCTATGCGGCTTAATTAATAGTTACTATCGGGAATTATCAATAAAGATACGCATAGCGTAGCCCGTTCTTGCGCGTTCCGCGTCCTGTGGCCTGACCTGGTTGTTGATGCGCTAAACGCGCCCTATGTAGTTTTGATGCGCGTAGCGCAGCTTATTTTGCACACACTCACTATGTACAATTGTCGCACGGGAAACCCGTGCAGGGACATTAACATGAGAGTGTGCGCTAGATCTGTGGTTGCTAAGACTCGACCGCAAACCGTGGAAAATTGTCGATAGTATAATGAGAATCTTCCCCAGGAAACTGCCTGATAGGCTCACGGGAAGAAGATTCTAAAATAGCGTAGTGTTTAGCGCCCATTTTTTCCCGCCCCACCTTGACCAAGTACTTAAAATAATCTAATTTGTCAGCCCCCGTGTAATGCGAAATCATAGCCAAAGTAGCGGCTACAGACTTCTCTACCCATGCGATTGATCGTTCTATAGTCAGTTCAATCTTAGCCACCCCGAACCTTATTGGCTCGGCAAATTTGGTGAGCCACTCCGACCAGAACCGGAGCGGTTCGCACCGCGATGCCCTTGTAGTAGCGTCCCTAGAAATGAATGTAATATTTCCCGCTAGTAATCCGGATATCATATTAGATAGTATTTCATAGTCATCGCATTTAGCAATCGCGTTAGCAATCACATCAGCGATCTCATTCTTATATTCAGTTTCCCACCTGAAGGCATCGATATCATGCAATGGTTTGGCATTGTAGTAGCGAGTAAATCGATCAGACGTGCGGCGACCGAGATACAAAGTCCAGCCAGAATCATAGACAGATCCAGATAAATCAGATTGATAATGAGCAAATCTAAAACCGGAATAATTGCCAGCCTGATAGGCATCGATCAAGTCTTGAGGCAACATAGATCGACTATAATCGTCTGCCTTGAGATCAATCCTATTGCACTTAGCGCCCAGGAACGACAGCCAACGAAGCATGATAGGGATTAGGTGGGGAACTGAAATCCTCTCAAGGCACTTACCAGAGAGGCAAAGCCGCAAAGATCCAAGATCGCCATTCTGTCCAGGGAGATTCCATGTAGCAATCATTCCATGAGGTGAACTCGCCCAGTTCGCAAACTGCCTACCAATAAACCGCCCCTGGTCCCAGTGATACTCAGTAGATGAGATGAAGTTGAGTGCACATGAATCTAGAATATCCCGTACCAGAGATTCATCGGGAATAGGGAAGACAAAAGTTAAATAGTCTATCCCAAGGGTCATATCGGAATCTTGGCAAATGAACCCGGTATTACTACACCGGGTTAAGGGAACGACGCCGGGGACCCCCCCTGAAGGAGGGGAAACCCCGGCTAAAATTCCCTGATCAATTTGTGATAGCATAGTGATACTTCCTGGTTAGCTTCTGGGATGAGTAAACGAAAGGCCCGAACTTGTAATTCGGGCTTTATTTCATTGTGACAACTGTTTGCGGAAATATTTTAAGTACAAAGGCAGCATATCAGGGTAACAGAGCTTGTCATACAAACCCATGCGATGATATTTGATCATTTTACGACGGAGAAGAGCGCAGCGATGAGTATCGCGATAAGTACTACGATCAAGTATATCAATATTAGAGGCAAGAGAAAAAGCGCCACCCTCTTGAAAGTCCAGACGGCCAAACGAATCAAAAACACCGAATAGTAATGTATCAGAGGGAGATAATGGTCCATACTTCGTGTCGAAAGCCGCCATCCAAGTACGAATAGCAGAGGCGCGAGCCTTGGGATTAGAAACCCAATGCCAGTATGCATTCGCCTTAAAATAGGAGTAATACTTCCAAACAAGCCGAGGACGACGAGTGACAGAGTCATAAGCGGTAAGGGCATCGCAATAAACAAAGAATTGAGTTAATTGTCGGAACTGTAAATCAACTTGAGCATCAAATTGAGCGCAGTAAACCAGATCAATCCCATCTTTCCTAGACTGTGCTAAATCAGTTAAAAGGGATTTGGGAGTTTTGGAGAACTCGCGAGAATTTAGAAAGATTCCAGCTTCATCAAGACACACCACAGAACCAGGAAATTTCATCATATCCGCAAGGGACGACAAGGCAGAAATACAGACATAGCGCTGATTATCGGCCATCCATATAAGATATGGCGATTTAATGGCAACCGCGTATTTTTTGAGAGCTATCGGATTGATAGCAAAGTTAGAAACCAAAACCTTGTGTTTGAGAGCGCACTGATCGAGAGCATATTTAAGTTGGAGAAATGATTTCCCCGACCCAATCTCTCCGCATATTCCGGTTATTGTCATTTTCTACTCCAATGACGAAGGAAATCAGCAAAATATTCAACAGACTTAGGACGAGAAGAGGCACCCCAGGCAGAAAGAATATCAGAGCGCTCAGTGATAGAGAGGAGGAATAAAGACGAACGCAAGGAGCGCCACTTAAAGGCAATAATATTTCTGTCAGAAATCACCCTCTCTTCACGAGCAGAAAGCATAAGGTCGCAGCGAACCTGGGGCAGTTCCTGATTAGATGAAATCCAATCAGTAAGCAAAGGAAACTTAGAATTTTCTCTTTGGTTAAATCTGGCAGCAGCAGCGAGTTTCGTAGGGGAAATGATACGCCCACCAGATTTAACGCAATATCTAGTAAATCTCATCTATCTTGCTCGTATAAAGTATCTTCTTTCTCAAAATTAGAAATATCGCAGTTATGACCATCCTCGGGAGGAATAGCAGCCACAGGGATAATCTCAAAATATCCATCCGCAACAGCGCGAAGGAAACCGGATATATTGCCAACACGGCCCCACATAAAACCCGCTGATTTTGCCATCTCTTCAAAGCATGCAGCTTGTTCAGAAGTGAGCGCAACCGTTAAAGTAGACCCGAATTTACTCATAAAACTCCAAGGGGGGTTAAAATCCCTCTCTTCTAGTATAGATACATTATACCACGGTATCCAGGAATACTACTAAGTCATTTTGAAGGGAATAAGTTTGTAAATCTTGATAGCGAGAATGATTGCCCCGAATGAAGCAATAGTAATGAAAATTTCAGACACTACGCCCTTACCCACGAAAGGGATCGTCCCACCCACCGAGGAGACTAAAGCGGAGATCTTTAGGTTAGCCGGAGTAGCTGGAAGGAACATCGCAACAATATCGATAAGTCCACAAGCAAAGTCATTAAAATACGAAAAAAGAGAAGCAAGTACGCGACCAATTACAGAGAGAATCGCAGAGGCAATGCCCTTAGCCGCATCTGTGAGCCAATCGAAGAGACCAGCAATCAGGATCGGATGCATCATAGTGATTGGATACTCCAAATGATAAACGCGATTATTGTCGGAATCTTAAGAATCTTGAGTGCGTCCAAAATAATGCAAAGCTCAAATTTCTTATCTAAAATCTCTAAATTAGGACACACATCAGCAGCGCCAGCAGCGCCAGGAGAACCAAAAACGTCGAAGGGAAACTTTTTAGAAAGTGTTTTCATACCATAAGCAATAAAATTGGGCTTGGCGCTCCGATAGCCCTTATCGTCTTCGCCATTTTTAGGTGTAGATTTAGGTGCAGCTGCAGCACCACCAGCTGCAGCACCACCAGCTGCAGCACCACCACCTGATCCACCACCACCCGATCCAT